AATCATGAAAACATTTACTGAAATAAGAGAAGCAAGGCGGTCTGCACAAGATCGTCTTTCCGCACGTGCGTCGAAGCATGGACTTGGTTCGCAGAAGAGGCTAAATAAGATTAAGAAGGCATCTGACTTTTTCAGTAAGCCACCACCATCTTTCTCTAAGGACGAACTGAAGAAGATGGGGTATGCAGTTGAAGCATCGTCGTCTGAACAACAGGCGGCGATCGCTATTGCCAAGAAGGCAGACAAGGTAGTCAATGAGGACATCAACTCCGTAGATGAAGCATCTGAGGCCACTAGAGTTTATAATGACAGGGGTGATGAAAAAACTGCAAAAGGAAGCAAAAAGAGAGTAGCTCTTGCCAAAAAGATGAAATCTCTAAAAAGAAAATACGGTAGAGATGCGGGCGATGAATTTGGCAGAACTTCCAGAAAATATATGGAACCAGGCGATGCAGTTGCATACGGTTCTACTGGAATAAAAAAAGAGTCTGTAGACGAAGCATACTACCGTGGTCAACGCAAGGCAACACCAAAGAAACAGGAACCAACAAAGATGGGTTCCAAATCAGGTTCAGGTTATGACCTTTACCACAAGTCCTACACCGCTGCGTTACAACACGCATACGCATGGGCGAAGAAAAAGGGTCACATAGTAGATCCAGACGACATCGATTCGAAGGTTGCGTCTGGTCCTAAGAAACCAAGTGAGGGTCGCACTAACAGTTTCACATTGAAACTCAAGGACAACCCCAAGAAGATGCTTGCTGTCCAAGTGTATGGTATGGGTGGTGGCAAGTACGAACTCAACACGTACATCACATAGGACAGTTATGAGCAAATCGAAGAAACCACGTAACAAGAAAATGTCTGCTGCGAAGAAACAAAGATTGCAACAGGCGTCCGACAACAACTACGGTGGACTAAACTTCAACCCACTAAATAACAAGGGTAGTAACACTAAGTCAGTCAATCCAGTTGCGGGAACGAAGGTATTTCGAGGAGCCTCAAGAGGAAGCTAAAGAAAGTGAAAGATTTTTTTGAATTGAGAGAAAACAAAGATAAGTTTGTCGTAAAGTATGCGATGTCAAAGAAAGGACCGATTCGCACGATGACTTTCCACCTATTAGTGTACGCCAAGAAATTCCTTGCTGATAAGGAAAAAGAAGGGTACAAGGGCATTATTTCTAAAAACGGCAAACCTGTAAAGGAGTCGGTCGATCTTGATGAAGCGAAACTTTCTGATATGGGAATTCACAACAAGATTAAAGATCGGAATCTTCTTATCAAAGCAATTAAGACTGCCGAAAAAATGGGCGGTAATATGACAGGTGCTGTTCGCGAGATTGAAAAAATGCAGAAAGGTCTGTCTAAACACAAGGCTGTACAAGCTGCACTTCGTCAAGCAAACGAGTCAACGGAATAATGAAAAAATTCAAACAGTACGTAGAAGAAGGTTGTTGTGAGGCGTGTAAGTCTCTCGACGAAGAGTTAGAACTAACCGAAGCAGAATATCAGGGTAAAACTGTAACCCTAAATAAACCTGTACGTGGTGGTTCTAAGAAGTTCTACGTATACACAAAGAACGAGAAGGGTAATGTCGTGAAGGTCTCATTCGGTGATCCGAACATGGAGATCAAGAAAGACAACCCTGCTCGTCGTAAAAGTTTTCGAGCTAGGCACAATTGTGCAGATCCTGGCCCGAAGTGGAAGGCACGCTATTGGTCGTGTCGCGCATGGTAATTGATTGTTATAAATAGAAACAAACCTAAATCATAAGTCAACTAATTATATTACATTAAGTTATAATTATCATATGACTTATATCATCAATACTAATGGGCTGATCGAAACATGGCAGATAACAACCAGATTTTACAAGAACATGTGCAACGTGAAGAGCAACGCCTCGCAAGGATCGAGGATAAAATAGACAAGCTTTCCGATGCAATGATTGATCTTGCAAGGGCGGAAGAAAAGCTTATTAACATTGAAAAGGCAAACTCACAACACTTTGAACGAATGAATCGTTTTTCGGCAAGAATGGATGAAATCGAGGACAATGTTCAAGAACAAGGTAAGACGGTTAAGGTAATGCAATATATTATTACATTATCCGCAACTGTTTTTGCTGGTGTTGTTGTGAAGATGTTTTTTGATGCATAACAACCAACGGAGACTATGATGTCAGATATCAATAAAATTATGGAGGCGTATTTGGGAATGGTCTCCGAGCCTCAGGTAGAGGAAACTCTAGAGGAAAAGAAAATCGGTAATATGGGACCATACGGTATGGCCACTATTACTAAGGCACTCGCTGCAAACGGAATCAAAGGCGCTAAGGCAATTGGCGTAAAAGATTTCTTGAGAAAGAGTGGCACTGTTAACGAAGAAGTCGAAGAAGAACTCGACGAAGCGTGTGGTAAAAAGTCTTACAAAGAAGGACAAGAAGAATGTCCTAAGTGTGAAGGCGAAGGTTGTGATCACTGCGATAACAAAGGTTACCACGAAGTATCAGAGAAGAAACTTGATCCAGTAGACGATAAAGAGAACGACAAGAAGTTCAAGAATCGTAAGGACAAGGACATCGACAATGACGGCGATGTAGATTCTTCGGACGAATACCTACACAAGCGTCGTGCTGCAACTGACGATGCAATCGATGCAAAGGATGATGAAGAGAATCCAGTTAAGAAGAACCCTAAGACGGCTGACAAGAAGTCAGAGATCTCTAAGATCGAGAGTCTAGACCTTCGTTCTGATTTTGAAAAGATGTGGTCAGAAATGGCTGAAGCGATTGACCCTAAGAAAGGTGCAACTGCTCCAGAGAAGCATGATGATCACTCATCTGACCACGACAAGAAAGTCATCGGTATGCATAAGAAGTCTGATAAGAAAGTCGAAGACGAAGAAGAAAAGTCTCACGATACAGTCTTCAAGGCAGCAGGTAAGGACATGAAGCAATCACCTGCTCGTAGTGGTGCAGACAACTTGTCAAATGGCGATAAGTCTATCGTTAATCCAGTAAAGGGTAAGTAATATGATTAAAGCTCCATCGTGGTGTAAAGATGCCGTACCAAGCACAAAAGGTTGGCATCATCCAAGAACTTGCGAACTACTAAAGTCACAAAGTTTTACACAAGAACAGGTTGACGAATGGCATGGTCCAAAGAAAAAACCTGCTAAGTCAAAACCAGTTGTAGAACCTGTAGAAGATGCACCTTACATCTTTGAAGTAAAAGACTCAGAGTAAAAATTTCCCAGAGTTTGAAAAGAACCGTCGCCTTATCTTAAAAAGTCGACGGTTTTTTGTGTGTCCGAAAAAAAGAACTAAATAAATGCGAAGACTTGAAGTTTGTAGACCCATATTATGAAGTTAACCAAAAATAATTTGATCGTGTATGCTGCAAAACATTACTACAACCCTAAGCATATTGACGGTGAAGAGTTCTTTGACGATCTAAAACGATTTAAGTATGTCAAACGACTAATCAATCGGTATCACCAGAACGGTGATTTGGCCGAACGTCTTATCCTCAATCATCTTATCGTAATCTTTAATGTATTTGGTCATGAAGCAGGTGTTGAGATGTTGGCACTTAAGATACCGCTTGAACAGTGGCCCACACTGAAACCTTTTCTAGTGTTTTTACGTGCCATACGTTCTGAAGACATTACAGGTATAGAAATGGATAAATACGTAATAGAAAAATTGAGAACACTCTAATGGGAATTCTAAAGTCAGCGGCGGACATCGTCTATACAATTCGTTTTCTAAAACTACTCGTGACTAAGTTCGAGGACACCAACGCGTTTAAAGCTGGCATCATCGACGCGGACGGTAATAAAAGAAAAGATTTCTCTATGGACACGATGGATAATCGTGATGCCTATCGTTCGCACTACACTGCGTTTCACCGTCTCGTATTTAATCTCAAAAGACTTATGGCAAAAGTGCCTGGCGGTTCATCTGTTGTTGCGCGTTATGGTGCAGCTCTTGCGTTGATTAAAGAACACGGCGAACTATCCGACAATCAACTCCAAAAAATACACGAAGAAACTGGAATCGACATCATGGATGTGCTTCTAGAAAACTCTCAGTGGTATGTGTTGGAAGATGGTAATCTTGGTCAGGGTATGTACAGAATGCGCAATGACTCTATGACCGACCAATATCATGAAGTTGTACGAAAAGACGACAAGATTCGTGTAGAAGAAAATAATCTTTGCCACGACATTTTGGGTATACCTGTGTTCGAAGGGACACACATTCGTAGTGGACATCGGGTATTGTTCACTGCAAACGAAATTGCAAAGTAATGATCATGCGCCCTGAAGTATGGATGATATCGATTACCGATAATCCAATCTCTCAACATTATAAAAATATATGTGTTCCAACGTGGGAGAAGTTTGGGTTTAATGTAAACCACTTCGAAGCAAAAACGCCAAAAGATTTAAACGAAGATTGTAATTTTTTACCCTTTGGACTCAAGTACAAGTTTAGTAAAAACTTAGAGGTTGAATTCACTGACACTGAGAAAGCTGTATGGTACAGCCACTATTTTATGTGGAAGAAGTGTTGGGAAGAAAATACTCCGATCATAGTCATAGAACACGATACTCTTCTTTTAAATAAAATAAATCCAATCGTATACAAATATGATATGGTTTGTATGTCTCATTCAAGAGCTGTTATGCCATCGGGACGTATAATTAAAAAAACCCACGCGGGATCTGCTTATTATATTACGCCTAATGTCGCAAAGTCTTTATTGTCAGTTGATAAACAGGAAAAGGTTTTTACTAATTCCGACGCATGGTTACATCACAATTGTGATAAATATGGTAAATGGTGTAAAACCCTTTGCACATCTTACATAGACGATACGATAGGCTCGACGATAGAACATAACTAATATGAAAAATTTTAAAGAATTCATGAAGCAGTTCGATGAAGAGATCACGAACAACACCAGTCAGGTTCCAGGCGCAGGCAGTGACTCATCGACCGTTATTGTTCGTAAGAAGTACGACCGAAAAAATAAGCGCAAAGATGCTGTCGAGATTTTGCGCAGAATCCTACCAAAAAAAGTCTAATATCCCCTTTACAAAGTACCCCAAAATACTATATACTTCTACATCAAATTAAAGGTTTGGTCATGAAGATTATAGACTGCTTGGACTTTAAAATCATCTTACTCGAATCTTCGAACGAAGATCCCGATATGATACTTCCGTCATATGATGAGTCTCGGCTTGTCTATGTTCCTATGAAAGGATATATCGGAGAAGAGTTTTCTCATAGTAGATTCTTAACCGATGACCCGTCTCTCTCGTTTTCAAATCATCTCATGTGGGAAGGTTTGTTCGATTGGAAAGAACAACTGGACTACATCATCGATTGTTGTCAAAAATTTTGGGACACCGACAAGCAGATGGTCATAGAAAACTACGACTATCAAGAAGACGAACCTTTTTATGATTATTCGAAGTAATATGTCGTCGGTTTTGAACAATCTAAAAACCAACAGTAAAGCGTATGAAGTTATATCTGGTCTTGACAAGACGACACTTACTGCGTATACTATACGGTATTGTTCAGTCAGAGAAGACACCGTTTATCTTATCATCGTGTCAGAGACCATTGATGTCACATTAGGTAGTCGCTGGGCCCGAGCAAAGTTTCAGTGCCGAGAACAAGGCATCTATCTAGATGTGTCGGTTGTAACGAACGAACAATATATGAAGTGGGTTCACAACTCTGTACGCAGAGATCCCGATTCACCCGAAGAATGGTTACAAAGATGGTATAAGGTTTTTGAGAAAGAACCTAAAGATGGTCTCTGGGCAAAAGCCGCAGATCATATATACTATCTGAAAGATATTCGTCATTACGAGTCTATCGCACCGAAGATACTTGAAAACGGTTACTTCTCTCTGGGAAGATAACCTCTACAGTTTGGAATAAAAATGAAAGTAGATGTGAAATACGACCGCGACGATCTGTTGACAGATTATGCGGTAGGTATGCTAAAAGATTTTTACATGATTGAAGGCGAAGATTCACCTCAAGATGCTTACGCAAGAGCAGCTGAGGCATGGTCCACATATCAAGATGAAATGGACCCGTACTTGGCACAAAGACTCTACGAGTACGTTAGTAAAAAGTGGTTTATGTTCGCGTCTCCGGTTCTCTCGAACGCGCCTAAAGAAGGTACAAAGACTCGCGGTTTACCCATCTCCTGTTTCCTTACTTATGTACCAGACACACTAGAAGGTCTGATAGAACACTCCAGCGAGTTGCGTTGGTTGTCTGTCATGGGTGGCGGCGTCGGCGGTCACTGGGGAGACGTGCGTACAGTCTCTGACATCGCGCCTGGCCCGATTCCTTTTCTACACACAGTAGACGCAGACATGATCGCGTATCGTCAAGGGAAGACGCGTAAGGGGTCTTATGCGGCGTATCTGGATGTACACCACCCAGACATCACAGAATTTCTAAACATTCGCATTCCTACAGGCGACGTACAACGTAAGGCGCTGAACATCCACAATGCGATCAACATCACCGATGAGTTTATGGCTGCGGTGATTAACAACACAGATTTTGACTTGCGTGATCCAAAGGACGGAATCGTAAAAGACTCTGTCAGTGCACGTAAGTTGTGGGAACGAATTCTTGAGGTGCGTTTCCGTACAGGTGAACCCTATCTAAACTTCATTGACACTGCGAATCGTGCCCTTCCGACACCATTAAAGGAAAAGGGACTACGCATTCACGGATCAAACTTGTGCAATGAAATCCACTTACCTACTTCTGCAGAAAGGACTGCGGTGTGTTGCTTGTCTTCACTAAACTTGGAATACTATGATGAATGGAAAGACACTAATATCGTGCGTGATCTTATTCGTATGCTGGATAACGTTCTCCAATACTTCATCGATCATGCGCCAGATAGTATTTCCCGCGCCCGTTATTCGGCAGAGAGAGAAAGAAGCATTGGACTGGGAGCAATGGGTTTCCACTCACTTTTACAAAAACACTTTGTTGCTTGGGAATCAGACAAAGCCCGAGAAATAAATAAAGTCGTGTTTGAGCATATCAACCACGAAGCAAAAGAAGAATCAAGACTCCTTGCGAAAGAGCGGGGTGAATACTCAGACGGTTTAGGTTCAGGGATGCGCAATGCCCATCTATTAGCAATAGCACCTAACGCGTCGTCGGGAGTCATCTTATCCACGTCACCATCAATCGAACCATTGAAGGCATGTGCTTACACGCACAGAACTCGCGCAGGTTCGTTTTTAGTGAAGAACTCGTATCTCACGACCCTTCTCAAAGAAAAGGGTCAGGACAACGAATCTACGTGGTCTAGTATCATTACCCGAAAGGGATCAGTTCAACACTTGCCGTTCTTGAATGAAGGTGAGAAGGCGGTCTTTAAGACTGCCCAAGAACTGGATCAGAACTGGGTAGTGACACATGCGGCTGACAGACAACCGTACATCTGTCAAGGTCAGTCGGTCAATCTTTTCTTCCCGTCAGGAGCACCGAAACGTTATGTTAATAAGGTGCATTTCACGGCCTGGAGGAAGGGGTTGAAAGGTCTGTACTATCTACGCACAGAGGCAAAGTCTCGTGCGGAGACGGTATCAGACAAAGTGGAACGGGTTGCGTTGCAAGACGATAACCGTACCATACTTTACGGCAAAAAAGATTGTCCGTATTGTAAGATGGCCGCAGAGGAACTGTCACTACGCGGCATAGGATACGACTACGTTGACCTTGAGGAGATAAAGAAGTCTGCCGCAGAGGTCACAGGAAGAAAAGTCGAGACAGTTCCTCAAATTTATCTGGAAGGCAAGTACATAGGTGGTTATGAAGATCTTATGATGCATCTAAAGGGTGAAGTGGAGTACGAACCAATTGAAGGTGGCGACGAATGTCGGGCCTGCGAGGGTTAATAAACAATTCAAATAAAGGATTAGTATGTCATTACTAAAAACATCTGAAACATATAAGCCGTTCAAATACCCTTGGGCGGTTGAACTATCAAAGAAACACGAGGAAATACACTGGATTGAAGATGAAGCAGAACTGTCAGAAGATGTACAAGATTGGAAAACCAAGCTGACAGATTCGGAGAAAGAATTTATTACTCACGTACTGAGATTATTTACTCAGTCGGATGTACAGGTAGGGGAGAACTACCACGAACTGTTGATACCAAAGTTCAAGAACAACGAAGTCCGCAACATGTTGTCATCGTTTGCGGCACGAGAAGCAGTACACCAACGTGCATACGCACTTCTCAATGATACACTTGGTCTGCCAGACGAAGACTTTCACAAGTTCCTAGAGTACAAGGAGATGGCAGACAAGATCGATTTTATGAAAGAGGGTGAAACGAACTCTCACACTGGACTTGCTCTCGCGTTAGCGCAGTCGGTGTTTAACGAAGGCATGTCTGTCTTCGCATCGTTTGTTATGCTGCTCAACTTCCAACGTTTTGGAAAGATGAAGGGTATGGCAACAATCGTCGAGTGGTCCATCCGTGATGAGACTATTCACGTACAAGGTAACTCAAAGTTGTTTCGCGAGTTCTGTGAGGAACATCCTCGCATCGTGAACGACGAACTCAAGTCAAAGATTTATTCTATGGCTGAGAACGCAGTCAGGTTGGAAGAGAAGTTTATCCAACTTGCATTTAAAGGTAATGAGGTTCAGGGTCTAACCAAGAAGGAAGTCCGCGACTATATACGTCACATTGCTGACCGTCGTCTGCTTCAGTTAGGAATGAAACCATTGTTTAATCAAAAGAAAAACCCACTGCCGTGGTTAGACTGGGTGCTTAATGGAGCATCCCATGACAACTTCTTTGAGAAGCGTGTAACGGAATACTCTGTTGCAGGTATGGAAGGTGAAGACTTCGGTTGGGAGGATATAGAATTAGAGGTAGCGTGATGGACACCGAATACAACATCGAGTGCCCGATTTGCGACATAAACACTATAGTGCGAGTACCATACGAGGATGAAATGCCTAGACATTGTCCTATGTGTGGTGCGGATGTCGAATCGGAAATAGCATCCGATGATGAATAACTTACCAGACCTATACATAGGTTCATGGAATGGTTATATGAAGACACCACATTTGAACCCGAAGACGGTTTTCTCGAAGACTATCAAGGGTTCGTCTATCTGATTACAGAGCTTGATACTGGTATGAAGTATATCGGTAAGAAGTTCTTTTGGAAACCTAAAACACTGCCAGTGACTAAGACTCGAAAGCGTAAAGTGAAAACGCGAGTAGAGTCTGACTGGCGCAAATACTACGGATCTAGCCAAGAACTCAAAGAGGCTGTCGTGCAACGCGGCGGTGAGAACTACAAACGAGAGATCCTCAAACTCTGCCGTACCAAAGGCGAGTGTTCCTACTACGAAGCAAAACTCCAGTTTGAGTACGATGTGCTCCTACGCGAAGACTACTACAACGCATTCATCGGTTGTAAGATCCACGCCAAACATTTACCACAATAAATGTGAAAAAATACCACAAATAACTCTTGCGTCTTTTCAAAACATGCACTATAATGTGTATGTAAAGTTGAGATAGAGAGTGATATTATGATTTTGATTGAAAACATTAATGAGTTTGTGGGTCGTATCCCCACTGGCCACGAGTTGATCGTGATGGAAAAGGATGAAATCGACACTGCGATGACTTTGTTCGGTTTCGACGAAATCGGTATGTTTGACAATATGTTTGTCAACCCACAATATGCTTTCTTGGAGGTTGTGTAATGGATGCAGTATTAGGTAATCTTTATAACGAGTTGATGTGCCTCTGTGAGGTACGCGGGGAGTTGTCTCCCGAAGACAACGCACGTGTCGAGGACGCGATCCTCGCACTTCAACTCAAAATCGAGAAGCTGGAGAAATCCAGTTTGTGAATATTCACACAAAAAAGTTTCAAAAAAGTGTTGACTTATTTTCAAAACTTGGTATAATGGGTACATAAAGTGATGAGAGAGATGATTATGACCTACGAAGAAAAGATTGCGATGTATGATGAGAAGCTGAAGTACGAAGTGTGCCCGATGCGCATTCGCCAACTTGAGGGTCGCAAATACACTTTGATGTTCGAAGAAGTTCAACGCCGACTCAACGAGTTTGTCGGCCCTAAAATGGAGATTCCACTACAATGAGTCCTTATCGAGATCACGTTCGTCGCGAACGAAAGAAAGAACCAGAAATCAGTAACGGTGGTTTCATTGCCTACTTGACTTTGGTCTGTATGGGAATGGCACTTGGTTTCATGATGGGTTACGGTCTACTTTATACCTAAGAGGGTTTTGTTATGTCTAATTCAATTCGCGTTGTTTTCCACACTCAGTACCGTGAGAACTACGGTGCCCATGATTGGGACGGTGAGGGTTACTGCCCTCAGCACTGGAAGTCCAAAGGCGGCTCCACCTATATCGTCTCCGCGTCTGCGGCGGACATCGCTAATTCGCAGTGGTGGGATACGGTGACTAAGGTCATCACCCATTCTTCTGCGTACTCTGAGGAGTACGTCATCTCTGAGTCCGTCGTCGATGCTATCGACTTCGTGGAGTCAGACCACGTTGAGGAGTGGGAAGAACCCATCTATGTTTCTCACGTTGATGGGGTGCGTGGTGAGCTTCACTGTTCGCGTGAGTCGAAGTCGTTCTTCGACCTCAAACCCGTTGCCATGAACACTTGGATTCAGGTGTCAGGTGGTGGACGAATTGATTGTACCTACGAAGAGTATGAGGCAGCTGCATAATGTTTTCTCCGGAGTGGGTTGCAATTGTTCCTTTCCTAGTCGTAGGGGTTGAGAAAAACGAAGAAGAAGATGTGTAAAATTCACATAAACTTTTTTTCAAAAAGTGTTGACGGATGTTTTGAAATCATGTTATACTTACCTTGTAAGTTAATGAGATAGAGAGAGTTTTGATTATGACTGATATTTTAGAAATCCACGCTGTTACTGAGTACTACCGATGTGCGTTCCGCCCCAACGATCCAGAGTTGACTGTATCTGAAGTGCTTGACTTCATCGAGTACATGCAGTTGTTCTACTGCGGTGAAGAGGCGATCTACCCCTATGACTTCACTATCGCTGAGATCTGTCAAGGCATGATCGACCGATTCAACTACCGTCCTTCTGTTGACTTTGACGGAGATACTGTTGATCGTGAATATGTCCGTGACATGATCTTGGATGCCCGTGAGCGAAAGGAGGCTGCGTAATGAGTCAGCAAGATGTCCAGTTAGAACTGCTTGAGCAGATGCTTCAGAACCACGATTGGTTCTACCACTTTTCTGACGATCATCGTTACTACGTGAAGGGACGCGATGAGTCCCAACGTATTCGAGTGACGATGGATCGTCTCGCTGAACTTGGTCTCGAAACCGAAGCCAAAGAACTTTTTGAAACTTATCGACCGGATGGAATTTAATTATGAGTCTTAACAATGTATTGCAAATCGAAACAGCCGCCGCAGTAGGTGGATGTCCTTGGGGTATCGGTACTGAAGTGTCTAGTGACATGACGCCGATGCAAATGATGGAGAAAGCAGGTGTAGATTGGACAGTAGATAAAGTCCCTACCTACGCTGCAAAAGAGGGTGTCGATCTGATCCCTACAGGTATGGAGGCGCTGGTGCGTTCTTCTGACAACGCAGTTCTCACTCAGGTGGGTGGTAACTGGGAACCTTGTCAGAACCTAGAAGCGTTCACGTTCTTCAATGAGTACTGCGCTGCGGGTGACATGGAAATGAACTCTGCGGGTTCACTCAAGGGCGGTAAGTTCGTCTACGCACTCGCGAAGATCAAAGAGTCGTTCGACGTGTTGAAGGGTGACCAAGTTGATTCATACCTTCTGTTCTCTAACCCACACGAGTACGGTAAGTCGATCGATATTCGATTCACTCCGATTCGTGTGACCTGCATGAACACGTTGTCTCTGGCCCTGAAGGGTTCTGCGAACAATGGTATCAAGGTGAATCACCGACGTGCGTTTGACCCACAGATGGTCAAGCAACACTTGGGTCTTGCTCACGAGAAGTTTGACCAGTACAAAGAGATGGCGCAGTTCCTGTCATCGCGACAGTTCACTGCGGAGTCACTGATCAGTTACTACAACACTCTGTTCCCATCACAGGCACCTGCCGATGAAGTACGTGAGTACAAGGATCTCGCACCTAATGCGAAGAAGGCGTTTGAGTTGTTGGAGACTCAACCCGGCGCTGAGTTCGGTCGCGGTTCATGGTGGCAGGCATTCAACTCTGTGACCTACTTGACTGACCACGTCGCGGGTCGTACTGCTGACGGTCGTATGACTTCTGCATGGTACGGTGCAAACGGTGTCAAGAAGAAGAAGGCTGCGGAACTCGCAGTTGAGATGGCAGTCGCTGCGTGAACGTAGAACTGTTACTTGCACGATTAGAGGAGAGACTGAGAGAAGTAAAACACTTTCAGTCTCAAATCGACATTGTCAATCAAGAAACTTTGGTGAGTACCCGAATAAGTACTCGTAAAACTTCTTGGATGTTATGTGAAGGTGAGATCAATGGTCTCTCTCAATCTATTGAACTGATAAAGGAAATGCATAATGAGTTATAACAAACTGGTAGAGACCACCGAGTGGGAAGGACGTGCGTCCAACTACATCTACTACACTTCCGAACGCAACACACACCTTCACGGCTACCAGACCGAAGAGAATGGTAAGTTCATTCCGTTTGTGACCCGATTGTTTAGTACGAAAGGTCGTACATTTATTAAGTCAAAGGTCGAAAAACTGCCTGAGTAAACCCCTCTCCGTCTATAAATAATTATAGACTAAAGGAGAGAGTCTTATGCGCACCTTATATACAGCGGCACTCAGTGCCTTGTTGTGCTCTTTGGTCTGGATTGGTGGCACAGCAAAGTTACTTGATGAATATATAAAGGTGATAGATCAAAAAGACAGTCGTATCGCTCAACTGGAGAGAAAGACTGGACAAGATCGCAATACTATTATTAGGTACGATATCGGACTAAGACAATTCTTGTTTGCATGTACTACGAAACAAGAAATTCTCATCGAGAGAAAACGTTACGTCTGTTATAAAATTGAGAAGGCATAATATGAACACCATTCGTAAAGAAGTCTTTGAGATCTTCGAGGAGTATAAGAAAGCTGATACTCGCGACGAACGATTAGACGTATTGAAGAAATACTCAGAAAACTGGGCCCTTCGGGACATTTTACGCGGAACGTTTGACGATTCCTTGACGTTTAATCTGCCCGAAGGTCGTCCACCCTTTACCCCAAATAAACCAGAATCCGTTCCGTCTACTCTGTTGAAACGACACAGAGAGTTTGGGATATATGTGTCTGGCGGTAGAGGCGATTCCCTACCCGCGTACAAACGCGAAAATAAATTCGTTCAGTTGTTAGAAGGCATTCATCCTGAAGACGCTGAATATGTTCTCAAGATGGTGGCTAAGAAACCACCTGTCCGTTACATCACTAAAAAAATAGTACAGGAGGCATTTCCAAATTTGATCCGCGAGTAATCTTTTCGACAATTAAACTATAATCTAAGGAGAATCCTATGTCGAGACAAGAAGAAAAGTTGAACAAAGATATTAACGAACTTCAAAGGTTCGTTCACGATGCGAGGCGACAAGCACTATACTCTCAAGGTAATTTAACTTATTATCAAACGAGACTTTATTGCAATCCGTCCGATCAACAACTTTCTCGATAGGAGGTGATTATCTCTTCAGGTGCATATGTGAGACTCCTGTCGTAGTGAATCGAAACATGTTTGGAATGTATAAATAATGCCACAGTATGAGTTTAAGAACAACGAAACCGGAGAGTTCATGGAAGTGACTCTCCGGATTTCCGAATATGATGAATGGAAAAGAAACAATCCGCAATGGGAACGATACCATTCATCTGAGTCTGTCCCTAAAGTGGTCTCTGGTGTAAAGTCTCCAATGACCATGGCAGGTAAAGACTGGGAACGTCATTTGACAAACATCAAGAAAAATTCTGGAGAGGGAAATACAATCGATGTTTAAGTGGTTTAGATCAAATCCGGTGGACAAGATAGACAATGGTCCCGATCCTGAAGATATCTCTGTGGACAATGCCTACAAGACTCGTTGGATCTGGTATCATACTATTCTAGCGTTAGAACTTTTAATGACCAATATTTTGTTATGCGCGATACTTGCAACACTTGCAATCAAGCTTTAATTGAGGTATAATACATCATGAATCGTAATGCTGTATTCGAACAGTTAAAAATTGATGAAGGAGTTGTTTATGAGGTTTACCACGACCATCTCGGCTATCCCACGTTCGGTGTTGGACATCTCATCACAGAGAGTGACCCCGAGCACGGATGTCCAGTCGGAACGCCGGTATCCGAAGAAAGAGTCGCCGAGGCTTTCGAATCCGACCTTAACACCGCAGTCGCAGAGTGCGCTGTGTTATACGGAAGAGGGTGGCATAAGTTCCCCGACGAAGTCAAGCAGATACTGGTTAATATGATGTTTAACCTTGGACGACCACGTCTGTCCAAGTTTAAGAAGATGCAGGCAGCTCTATATAGAGATGACTGGGAAACCGCGGCCGCTGAAGGTCGCGATTCATTATGGTACCGTCAAGTAGGCAATCGCGCCGAACGACTTATGACAAGGTTAGAAAATGTCCCAAAACGCTATCTTTCAATATATGATTGTTACGGAGGCGGTCGATAAACGAGGCCGCATCGGGGATTGGAATCGTTCCGATCTCTATCAAGAAGTTGCACGAATCTCTCGTGAGTCCTTTGAGGACTATGCCGACAAAGTAGGCGCAACTCATTTCTATTCAGACGAACGTGTCATCACTAAGGGACACGGTTGTTCCACTTCTCTACTACACGAGTGCGCTCGTGTCTGGTTAGATCCTATCTTTGATGACTTCGATAATGTCCTATTCGTGGACACCGACATCGTGGTCAACACCGAAGAAAACATATTCGATGTGATGGAGTCTGGTGCCGAAGTCTACGGTGTCCTAGAGTCAGACTTTGTTACAGCATCCGGTGGCGGGTACAACTCGTGGGACTACAAAGACGATACTTACAACGATTTCTGCCGTAAGTTTGCGTTACACGACTGTCCTGTCGTCCCTGTAATGCCGCCTAACAAACCTTCTAAAATTACTATCATGAATACGGGTGTCGTCTTATGGTCGCGTGAGGCGCGTCTCCGTGCGCGTGAGACCTTTGATTCGTGGGAAGACTGGTGCTACACCGGCGACTTCCACATGTCCATCATGAATGACCAGCCCTACATCTCTGCGCAGTTAATGAAACACGACTTTGATGTAGAGACCATCGATACAACATGGAACGATTCCCCACACTACGCAACCGAAGAAGAGTTCTTCGAGAAAGCAAAGTTCTGTCACTACACAGGCGGAGAATGGAAACTTGACATGTTGCAACACTGGAATGACAAACGATACAAGACACAGTAAATATTCACATTTATTAAAAATAAGTGTTGACAGTTCGCATCTGTTTGTGTATACTATAATAGAAATTTGTCGAGGAGTATTTAAATGGAATATACAACTAAAAGTTTAAATCTGATAAAAGAGTTAGTTGATCATTACATCTACCAATCACCCAATCCAAGTTGGGGAGAGTTTCAAGTGGCCCTGTATGATTATGGGTACACAATGTCTGAAGTTTATAACATTATGCGAGATGTTCAGGATGGTATGTTTTAATGCGAGATAAAGTGATATTAGTAGATTGTGACGGAGTACTGCTAGATTGGGGGTACGCATTCCAACAGTGGATGAAGCGTCACGGTTACATTATGAAGAATCCAGATGTGTACGATGTTGGTTTCATGTATGGTTTGGAACGCAACGAGAAGCGACGACTCTGTCGTATGTTCAACGAGAGTGCGACGATCCGCAAGGTTCCACCACTCCGTGACTCAATCAAGTATGTAAAGAAGTTACACGAAGAACATGGTTACATATTCCACGCGATCACCTCTTTGAGTAACGATGAGTACGCACAACACCTGCGCACTAAGAACCTACAAGAACTCTTTGGCCCAACCGTTTTTGAGAAGTATGTGTATCTCGATACAGGCGCAGACAAAGACGAAGTGCTTGAAGCGTATCGCGGAACAGGATGTGTCTGGGTTGAAGACAAGCCAGAGAACGCAACTGCTGGCGCGAAGGTAGGTTTAGAATCGCTCGTGATGGAACACGGTTACAACAAAGATTGTGACTTCCCATTGATGCGTAACTGGAAAGATATATACGAGTATATCTTAGGAAATTAACCCGCTCAAGGTAGCATGTCGGGGGGTCTTAGGACCCCCCTTTTTTTATGAGGAAAGTAATGAAGTACGTTGGTTTTAGTGAACACTATCACGACTCAGGATTTGCAATCATCAATGAAGATGGTGTTGTAGAGTTTGCCACACACGGCGAACGATACTCTAAGAAAAAGAACGATCCACTTATTCCTGATCTACTCTGGGACATGGTGAGTGATGACGATCATGTTTCTTTCTACGAAGACCATACGGTCAAGTTTGATATGCGCGGTGGTGTTGGTGTCAAAGGCGACATATCACATTTAGAAAGAAGACCAGATACTGCCGAAGAGACATTCAGTCGTCTCGTAATACCTGAGTCAATGACTTACGATGTGAATCACATGCACCACGAGTCTCACTGTGCAGCTGCGTTCTACACGCGGCCGTGGGACTCTACAGAAGATACTGTCCTAGTATCAATCGATGGCGTCGGAGAACTACAGACTGCGACCATCATGGACGCGAATTTCAATCTAATCAAAGAGTGGCACTATCCGAAGTCGGTAGGTCTGGTATACACGACGGTCACTAAGTTCTTGGGTCTTCGGCCACTCGAAGATGAGTATGTCGTCATGGGTCTGTCTGCATACCACGAGACCGACGAAGAGTCGTGGGCGATTACTCAGTGGTTGATTGACTGGTACAACAACCTAGAAGATCTTGCACCAGAGATTGAACAAGGGATTGCCGTAGGTGATTTCGAAACATCTCAACGCGAACGTGATCGTGTTGTATTCCGCGAAGAGTTACGTGCAAAGATCACTGCAGTAGAAGACAAGGTCGCTGCTCGTGCTACTCAAGATTTCGCGGACTACGCAATCATGGGTATAATGCGCGAGGCGTCTAAATATGGTAATAAGTTATGTTATTCCGGCGGGTGTGCACAGAACGTTGTAATCAACTCCCGTTTGTTTGAATTGTTTGATGAGGTACATATTGCCGTATCACCGACAGACGCGGGGTCTGGTTTGGGAACGGCTGCCCGTTCATGGGCAAAAGCAACCGGAAAAAACAAACTAATATGGAGTCCGTATGCGGGGTATGATATCAAAAGGGATATTGATCCTAGCAGTATCGTCGATCATCTACTTGAACACCGTTATTGTGGAATCGCTAGTGGTCGTGCTGAGTTCGGTCCTCGTGCTCTTGGCAACCGATCCCTTATTGCTGATGTAAGGTACGACGTACAAGACACGGTCAATACGATCAAGCGCAGACAGAAGTACCGTCCATTTGCCCCTGCAATCCTAGAGGAATATGCAGAGGAGTATTTCGACGGTCCTATGAATGAACACATGCAGTTCACCTCATGGGCGAACCATGACTACGCTCCAGTAACTCACGTAGATGGATCTGCTCGGGTGCAGATTGTGCGTAAGGACTGCGAGTCTGTGTTCCGTAAAGTCATCGAAGAATATTATGACCGCACTGGGGTGCCAATGTTACTAAATACTAGTTTAAACATACGTGGTAGACCAATGGTCAACGACGAACACGATGCAGAACTATGGCAACAAAAATACGACGTAAAGGTCTTCTAATGAAGCATCTGAAAGAGATTGAACTGAGCTACTTCGAACATTTGCGAAGGGCTTGGACAATCTCCTTTGTTTCATTTGTACATGGTCTATGTCCTTGGATATGGGAAACAAAAGCAAAAGAATTGATCAACGGTGATCCAAAAGATTTTAAGGTGAAAAAATGACCGAAGAAGTTATTGCACAACCAATCAAGAAGAAACTAGAACTAGAGGTCGAGTTCGACACCACTCAAAAAGAAGTAGTTCCCAGCCGCTTCGATGCATTGCTTGAGTTCGCAGACGTAATCGATGCCTATCGCATTTTTCCTCGCGCATTCATCGCTACCTATCTCTATTTGTTGATCGAAACCACACAGTGGTTCATGTCCATACCAGAACCCAATGCATCACAGGCCGGTCTTATCTCTGTCGTAGTCGGTGCGGGCGCTGCGTGGTTCGGTCTATACACCTCTACGGGTTCTGCGCGTAAAGTCAAGAGTATTAAGACTAACTAATGAAACCATCCGAGCTCGTAACTTGGCGCGGTACGCCAGGCGTCGGAGATTTCATGTGGGCGTTAAACTCATGCCACAAATATGCGGCAGATCACAATATCCGTAAGATCAATCTAGAACTTCACTGGGAACACGGTGAAGACTATCTCCATCACTTCGAAGATCCGGAGACGATCATCGAGCGATGCGACTACATCCACAACTTCTATCATCAACAAGAACGCGTAGAGATTCACCACATCTTTAACGCGAATGGTCGCTACCGTGACTGGAAGTATGCTGATGATGTCGTCAACGAGAACGGAGTCAATCGAGTCAAAGCGGTCAACGCTCACGCTCAGAAAAACCGATTCTGGTTTCAGTCTGGGTACTACAACGACGATCGAGGATCACCAGCACCGAACAACGACTGGATCTTTCGACAAGACGCATTTCAAGAGTATGATCCCAAACGCATCGTGTACTGGCGTCCTACATGGAACGCCGAGAAACCACGCACATGGAAACGCCTATTCGAGAACGACGACTGGGAACAACTAATCATACACTTCAAAGCGATGGGGTTCGATATGCATGAATTGTCGTATCGCACACCTGCATCCGAAGCCATGTACCTCATCTCTACCGCACGTATGGTAATCTGCTACGACGGCATCTGGCACTACGTCGCAAAGAACTTCGCACGACCACTCGCCGTAATCTCTGGTGAAGGCGTGACTAAATATCATACACCGAATGCACTTAGGTTGAATCCTGAGACGCACTATGACGATCGTAACGTCTGGTGGTGGATAGAACATACAAGTGATCTGTTAGGTCACACAAAGAATAAAGCAGTTGACTATGAGAATAGGATGAAGCAGTACTATGGAAATGACTAGAGAAACATTTCAGATTGACCGTGCAGTAATCGAAGTCGCGGGTGGATGTAACTACTCGTGTTCGATGTGTCCGCAAGACCTACGCGAGGGTGGACGGCACAGAGACTTTCGACGCATCATGAAGGTTGATGAGTTCGAAAGATATGTCGCAGACTGCGCTCAACACGGACTGAATGTAGTCAACCTAGATGGATCAGGCGAAGCTACAATGGCTAAGAACCTACCTGAGTACATCAAGGTGTGCAAGAAGTACGGCGCAAAGGCGTTTATCTTCTCTAACGGATTCAAGATGGAAGGTCAATACATGCGCGACTGCGTAGACGCGGGACTGGACTTCTATCGATTCTCATTCATTGGTGCAGACGAACAAGACTATTCCAAGTGGATGTACAACGCTGTGGGTGGTCACTACGCGCAAATCAAGCGCAACATTCAAGAAATGGTAGACTATGTGAACGAGTCGGGATCTGACTGCGTCGTATCTACCTATCATCTAATCACAGACAACAATAATATCGACGAGGAACTAGAGAAGTACAAAGCACTCGTTGATGAGTTGGGCGTCAAGACAGAGATATGGAAAATGCATAACTGGTCTGGCGCATGGGACATCGGAGACAACGCACGACAGGGACAAGTAAAAACTTGTGGCCGTCCTTTCTCTCCCGATGTAGTTATTCGCTCTGGGGGACTTGACGGTAAGACGGGTGCGGTGCATCCCTGTTGTCAAGTATTAGGGCGAGACGAAGAAGCCGTGTTGGGTCACTGTTCAGAAGAGTCCATCTTGGATGTATTCTTCGGCGAAGAGTACGAGAAGTTGCGCGAACAACATCGCACGGGAGACTATCCAGATTTCTGTCGCGACTGTGATTTCTTGGTTGACGATCCAGAGGTGCTAGTCTACACCAATCATGAACGTGATCTTATGAAGATGCACGGAACAAACTTTACACTTAACGACTATAGGGACTAACTATGTTTAATTTTTCAGCGGTATCGGTATACGCATCACTAGCAAAGCAGTGGGTGATGTCACGACTAGGCGAACGCACTACATACGACGGCGCGATTATCGTCGCACTGTGTGCTAGCTACATTTTATTTGAGTCTATTATTACACTAGGCGCATATGCGGGTGTACTTTATGGACTTTGGACAATATATCAAGAGCAAAGTTAGTATAAATACATTCATCTAATTGTGTTAATCACGCAGCCCAAAAACGAGGAATAATACCAAGATGGAAGAAGTATACTCAATAGTATCTCTGGACGATCACTACATGGTAGGCAGTGTCTGTTCAGGTGCAGACTTTGCACAGAATATGTATGGGATGTATGTCCGTTTTAATCAAAGTCTACCTAAAGATTTGACCAATCTAGAGATATCTGCTACTGCTCACCAGTGGATGTGGAAACCTCTTTTTGCGACTAGTCTGGGACACACTCCAGTTACAGATGGTCTTAGTCTAGAAAGGTTATCGAAAGCCGCCACTGCTAATCTCTTTAGAATGACTCGTGATCACAAAGACGCGATGGTTCAGACTTGGAAAACTTTTGCACCAGATGTTTCGTGGGAAGAGTTTCGCGATAGTTCTTTAGGGTTTGATTTGGTTGCGGCGTTTGAAAAAGAATCATCCGAACTAGTCTATGATTTTGAATTCTCATACGAACAGTTGGTTGAAGAACCACAAGTATTCTTGACAAAACTAGTCAGTCTATTGGTTCCACGTCAAGACAATCCGGAACTTGCAACATTTGGACAAGCAAAACGCGAAGTGTCTTTAGACATCGTTGACTTGGTTGTACAGGAATGTGGTGTGCGCGAACTGCGCAGTGAAGTGAAAGCGCCGGGTCTTTTGGATCGAGTAGGTATTCACAAAGAGTTCTTATCGAGAGAACAAGCAGAAGAAATCGACGAGTTTGTTGATTCTCTGTAAGACTTAACACCAAACTATATAAGAGACAGGAAGGGAAACCGACCTGTCTTTTTTTTGTCTACGGAGTGCGTATGAGAGCATTTGTTATCACAATCAATAGTAATGTACAGTCACGATTATCTGCAGAAAGGTGTATCGAGTCGGGCAAAAAATATGGACTGACTATTGAAAAGATGGCTGCGATCACGCCGAAGAATGATGTGGACAAGATATGTGAGAACGCTGGTATAGTTAATACAGAGAGGTTTAACGACCAGTATTCAAAACGAGACAACTGCATTGCTTGTTTTCTTTCGCACTATACATTGTGGAAAACATCTATGAGTTTGAATGAACCCATTGCAATCTTTGAACATGATGCGATTATGACTGCGCCATTGCCTGCGACACCACCAAACTTTGTAGGCAACATAGGACAACCCTCGTTTGGAAAGTTTAACACGCCAGCGACATTAGGTTGGGGTCCACTGATTTCTAAACCATACTTCCCCGGCTGTCACGCCTATATCGTTACTCCGATGGGCGCGAAGTTGTTAACAAAACGTGCGAGACGCGAGGCGGGTCCAGCTGATGTATTCCTACATATAAGTAGATTCGGGTGGCTACAAGAATACTACCCGTATTGTGCATATGCCGATGATAGTTTCTCTACCGTGCAAAACCATAAAGGCACGATTGCGAAACACAACTATAGTGATGAGTACGAGTTGATAGATGTATAGACGAAATTTTTTAACAGGATGTGACAGCAATACCGAATGGCAACTGCCTTGGTTTCTGGAGAATTTTCTTCAGTGGTCCGATGTTCCATTGATGATTGCAAACTTTGGTATGTCGGAGGATATGGTATCCAATCTTAAAGAACATCCGATGTATGAAAATAAGTTCTATGTTGTGCACACAGAATCACCAGTGGACGGTTGGTTCAAAAAACCTCGTGCAATCTACAACGCGACACAAGACGGATTCAAGGTTTGTTGGTTAGATACTGACTGTCAGATAAACGGCGACATCGATTCTATTTGGCAACACTTTGAACACAGCAAATTAGGTATGGTGATAGATCGTCCTTGGACCACGCGCCGACCCCAAAACGGCGACTGGTACAATTCAGGCGTGGTGATGACTGACCGAAACCTTGTATTAGAGTCGTGGATGTTACGTACGGAGTCCGCACCAGAACAAGGAGATCAAGAGGTACTGCACTACATGTACTCGCCTATAGAGAAGTTGAGTAAAATATATCCTCTACCTCATACATATAATACGTTACGAATTGACTACATAGATAATATAGCCGTAAAAGATCCTATTGTTATCCATCACACAGGTAGAAAAGGTAACGATAAGATTCGCGAAATGATGACTAAATAAGGAGGTCATATGTTGAGTGGTTTAATTGGTTCGATACTTGGGTTCGGTAGTTCGGTTGTTCCTGCTATCACAGATCATTATAAGTCCAAAAGAACAATGGAGTTTGAACTCAAGAAGATGGAGAAGATGGCGGAACTCCAACTGAAGGGGTATGACCACGAGATTAAAAGGTTTCAAGAGATGGGTCTTCACGAAGAACAGAAGGCGCTCTTAGAACACGACACAGCGATTTCTCAGGGAACAGGGTTTATGTCCGCACTGCAGAAGTCGGTACGACCAGTGATCACGTATGCATTCTTCATACTGTTCGCTGCGATTGAGATTACTTTATTACAGGAAGCGGTGACCAACGGAATGTCATTGACACAGGCACTAAACATTCTGTGGGATGATGACACAAAGGCAATCTTTGCAGCCATCATTTCGTTCTGGTTTGGTTCTCGCGCAATTGAAAAAGCAAGGTCACAAGGATGATTATGGATTTACGAACAAGAATGATCGAGGGAGTTATTGCTCATCTTGAAGGTAAGATCGCTTATCACAAAGCGAATGTAGAAGTGTATTTGACGAACCCATCGGGTATCGGCGAACACTCAGATGTTATGGAAGCACTAGAGCACGAACTCAAACAAGTAGCAGAGTATGAGGACGTGTTAGGTGTCGCCCAGAGAATTCCATCTCAGTAAAGAAATGTACAAGTATGAAGCAACAATACGTAGATGGGTTGATGGTGATACCGTCGATGTTGATATTGACCTTGGCTTTGGTATCATTTTTCACAATCAGCGGATTCGTCTATATGGCATTGATGCTTACGAGTCTCGCACACGAGACCTTGAAGAAAAAAGTAAAGGACTTGCAGCAAAAGCATTTGTTAACGAGATGGCACCCGTAGATTCAAAAGTTACTCTTATCACATACAAAGAGGGTAAGTACGGCCGTATTCTTGGCGAAATCTTTCTAGAAGGTAATATAAATCTAAATACTTTATTGACCGAAAAAGGACACGCAGAAAGGTATGAAATTTAAAATAGCAATAATCGCGCTGCTTGCACTGTTCTTAGTTTCCTGCGAACCATCTAAAGAAAGCGAAAAGATTTCTGGTACGCAAGACTATAGTGGAATCCAATTTCCTATAACCGTACATACGTTTCAGACTCAGAGAGAATTTGATAAGGCAGTCAAAGACATCAAGACTCACGACGAATCTGCAATAGGATACTCGCGTTGGTTTCTTTCTAAAACAACTGGAGAGATGTCTCGTTGCGAGATCTATGTCATTGTACCTGAAGGCGAGGCCGATGAACATATGACCACATGGGGTCACGAACTTGCGCACTGCGTATATGGAACATACCACAGAGAACCGAAATGAAAAGAGTTAATGTATTGGGCAACGGAGAAAGTGCCCGTATTTTTACCAGAGGAACAGACGGGTTGCTTTTAGTGTGCAACATGCCACCTATTAACCTACCGCCTGAAGAGGTGTTCGCATCCTGCATGGTAGACTTTAAGATGATGAAGGCATTACACGAAGGTCGGGTAAAGCTAGATCAGTATGATTGGGTACTGGGCACACGTCCGCGTAAGTGGATGGAACAGACCCCTGCATTTTATCTTAAGTACTCTGTGAACATCAAAGGGTTTCACGTCTTTGTCCCACCGTACGCACAACTGCCAGGACATTCTCTATCAGATGCCGCGACTAATTACTCTTGTGGTCATATGGCAACCGACTATGCGTGTCGTATCATGAAAGCTGATGAGGTACATATGTACGGGTTCGATGCGATGTTCGATATGAACCTGAACAGTTACACCGACACATTCTTAACCAGTGATCGTAGTCCATTGAATGTACATCGTATGTCTAGCAACTGGAGACCTATCTGGTCCAAGTTCTTCCAAGAGTTCAAAAACACACAGTTTGTAATACACCACACGCATTCTGATATTAAATTCAAACTACCAGAGAATGCGAAAGTCGAAGTGGGGACACGCATATGGAACGACAAGTAAAATACATACTAGATTTCATTAAGTACACGGGCGAAGATTTCGCTCATGTTTGGGAAGACAGACCCAACGTTCTTATCTGGTGTGCCATTGCGGGCATGTTCTTATACTGGATATAAAAAAGGGGGCTTGCGCCCCCTTCGTGTTTCTTACTGTCGGGTAAGTTCCTAGAATACTTTGATCATCTTTTTCATGATCTCATATTCTTCTGGTCGGCCACCGCCGGTCTTAACATCATGATCCCATCCCGAACGAACAGAGAACGCAACATCAACCATAGTTGTGCTGTCTTTTTCTTCTCCGTTAAACCACTTCACTGGAGATGGTAATCCGTAATAGATATCTACCATCTCAAAATCTTCTGTGCACATCGGTGCAAAAATTTCACGTACCTGATCTTCTTCAAATCCTACGCCTTGGTCTACCATAGGTACGCCAAGGAACACAACCGCATCAAACTTCTCGTGATCACCTGTTAGTGACCATGATGTTTGACCGTGCTTGTATTGTTGAGAACAAGGGAGAGAATGATTAACAAGACCAGCAAACTCATACACAGAAGTCATAACACCTTTATGCTTTGCTTCTGGTGGACGAGCGACTGTGAATGACATATCATATCCCATCATCTTTAGTGTAACTGGAATAAACTGAGCCACGATATTCAGGTCTGGGAAATACTGCATGTGATCTCGTTCTGGTGGAAGAACATCAATCATTCTTCCGGTGAACTTATCTAACATCCAGTGTGTTTGATGATCATTGTAGTGACCTACGAATAGGACATTCTTGTATCCGCGAGATACAATAGCGTTGCAAAACATTGGAGCGCGAGAAAATGCTTCTTCGACAATGTTAATATCGTGGTTCTTGTAACGTAGGTACTTACCTTTATCTGTAGTAGATTGCTTAAGAACACTGTTGATTTCTTGTACAAAGCGGTGTTTAATCCTACCGGACAGATTGGAGAGAGTTACGCCATCGCGTAGTATTGATTCGTCTTTTGTGCTATAAAACATTGGTTAGGGTCCCTTATAGATGTTTTGTATGTATGACTCGAACTCTTCGATCTTATCAAGACGATTCGGCCACAAGATGTATTCCTTTTCAGGATTCTTCTTGAGGTTCGTCAGCAGCGGTTGTATCGCGTTGTACAGATTGTCCAGACGCGTTTGTACATCGTCTGCCTCAGAAACAATCGACTCCAGTTGTTGAAACGCTTCTAGCTCCGTTTCGTCTACTGCAGTGAATCCAAAATCAAATAATTCGTTAGTCATGCATTTATTTATACATCTAGTGTTGACAACTATGAAATAATCGGTTATAATATTCTAACTGAATGGGGAGAATAATATATGAATATTTTTGTACTTAACAAAGATCCTGTGTTAGCAGCACAAGAGCAGTGTGACAAACATGTAGTCAAAATGATTGTCGAGTCAGCACAGATGTTGTCAACTGCGCATCGTATGCTTGACGGTCAAGTGTATCGTAAACCATCCAAGTCTGGCAAGACCATGATCAAATATTACGATCATCCCGAACTAGACGATGTGCTCTACAAGGCTGTCCACCATCATCACCCATGCACCGTCTGGACGATGGAGTCGGTTTGCAACTACATCTGGCACTACAAACACTTCGTTGCTCTCTGTGATGAATATATGTATCGTTATGGTAAACGACACTTGACAGACACCCTTCTACGTAGTATACTTATGACTCCGCCGGTGCGTATACCACGCGTCGAGCGTACACAGTTTAAGCTTGCTATGGGTTCTAACCCTGAGTGTATGCTAGAGTGTCCAGTCGAGTCATACCGCGCATTCTATCAGACCAAGCAAGATCGGTTTAGTATGACGTGGACTAGTCGTCCAGTACCATCATGGTTTGAGGTAAAGAATGAAAGAACTAGTGCTTAAGATTGTTAAAGAAGAGATCAACGAAAAGATGGATCAGATTCGTAAACTGCCCATCGACAACACCGAACCCAATACCAAGTTTCATTTTTTAACTGCTGAGTTGGGTGCGATGCAACAGATATTGCGTAGAATGGAACAAGAACTATGATTCACGGTTCAATGAGACACACCCCATCGGGAAGGAGAAAAACATACAATGCATGGACTACTAAGAAAAGCAAACCAGTGGAGTTTAAACCACTTAGGGACACATTTAGTTATCGTGGTGATGACGTTCATTACCCTTCTGCTGATAGCGGCGGGTGTGCAACTGCCAAGCCTGATCAGTTGTCTTACACCGGCACCCTAGTCAAGGGAATCGGTACAATGCACAAGTCGAACGCTATTCCGGTTATCGACGAACAACAGATGAAAGACCTTGCGTCTATGCGTCGATAATTGTGTAATATTCACATAAAAAAGTTTCAAAAAAGTGTTGACTTCTTTCTCAGATTTGATATAATGTATATGTAAAGTTGAGTTGAGAGAGAAACAAATGATCAAGTTGAAACCCGCAAGTCCCCAACGATTCGCCGAAGTTCTTTTCGGTAACGCCATCCTCTGGATGTTCGTCTACGCCGCGATACAACTCTCTGCTGGCCACCCAGTTGAACCCTACGTCTACTAAGGATTTATTATGTTGAAATTTGAAAACACTGCGAACGTCGGAGACATGATCCGCGCATACGATTTTGAACCGATGTCAGATCGTCCCGATTCCTACCTCGTCGGTGAGGTACTTGAGAAGGGTGCGATTTGGGCGAAACCCCACTACACTGCTCCTCGCAAGGTCTACATGTGTGACGGGTACACCATCTTCGTCAAGGACTCTGTGACAGGCTCTGTAGAACACGATATGCAACGTGTGGGTCGTATCATGTATGTCCCCTTTCAGATGGCTGGTCGTGATTTTGATAACCGTGTGGAGGTTGTGGTAGAATGAAGTATAACAAGGAAGCAGTTCAGAAGCAGATTGACAAGGA